GGGTATAATGATCCGACATATCTGGGCTTTGTTTTTCTTTTTAATGATTATGATGTTGATAGAAGCCCGCTTCTTGTAAGAGATCCTCTTCAAGTTGGAAGTGCTCTTAATTATCTAAAAGCTATAAATGATTCACAGAGATTTGAGTACTTAACGCTATTCCAGGATTTACTGTTGGATACAAATTACTACCAGCCTTGGTATTGGCAACAAATAGATGGTGCAGATAAAGTCTGGGACTATGGTTCATTAAAAGATCCGTATAAAGGCGGTGACGATGCAAGAATTAAAATTACAACGCTTGAGTCTATTGACTTAAGAGTAACTGCATTGATGGACCTTTACAGAAAGGCTTGTTTTGATTATGAATTTAGAAGAGAGATTATACCTAGTAATTTACGTAAATTTCAAGTAACTATTTTCATTCAAGAGATAAGAAATATACAGGTTGATTTTGGTAGTATTGGTAATGCGCTAAATACATTTAATTCTGTAAGCGGTGCATTTGGTCAATCACCATTAGTTTTACCATTCGAAACACCTCAGCAAAAGGCGGCAAGGGAAACAGCTCGAGTTTCAAATGAGTTTGGTGCTAATGTGATGTTTACGTTGAAGTTCTGTGAATTTGATTCAGATAAATCTGGAGCTGCTTTCGCTAGTGTTAGTATGGTTGCACCTGAAGCTGCGTCTCAAGTTATTGAATTTACATATGATAGCATTGATGAAAGTTATTTGAATCCAACTATACAAAATGTACCACCAGGTTTTAGTGGAGCCGGAATGAATTATTCGTTCCTTGATGATTTAGGAAGCCCTGAATCAAATTCAGGTATGTCAATGATAGAAAAGATGCAGAAACTAGCAAATGATCCAGATTACAGAAAGGATGTTATGCAAACAGCTGCTAAAAACGCAGGTGCTGCACTTGGTGCCGCTGCATTAAATGCCGTAGATACACTAGCTGCAAATGCTGCGAATCGTGTACAAGGTGAGTTAAATAGATTATTGCTAGGTAATGTATATGGTTTTTCTGCAAGTAATGCATTAACATCACTTCAACAGGGTTCTTTATTATCACTTGGACCACAGATACAAAACCAGATTAATAGAAATGATAATAATAACACGCCTATAGGGCTTGGTAATAATTTTAAATAATGGCATTACAAGATTTATTTAGTGATGATTTAAGAACTTCCAATTGGTTAGCTAAAGTTATAGATGATCAGGACCCTGACTTTGAAGGCAAAGTAAAAGTTAGAGTGTTCGGTAAATTTGATGATGTTGCCGATGAAGATTTACCCTGGGCCAGACCTTCTACTAGATCTACAGGCGGTTCAGCAACAGGATCTGGTTTTCACTCTGTACCTAAAGTAGAATCAGTTATTGGCATAAATTTTGACAACGGTGATATTTACGAACCGGAATACTTTTTTATACAACACGTTTCAGATGAGTTAAAAGCAGAGATACAAAACTCTTATGCTAACGCACAATCATTAATATATGATACAGTAACTGAAGGTGGTGTCAAGGTTTTCTTTACTGAAGAAAAGGGTTTGATGTTTGATTATAAACAAACGCAAATTAATATTAAGCCCGATAATTCAATGACAGTTATTAACCCAAATGGTGATTCTATCGTATTAAATAATGATGGGACTGTTGTTATAACCACATCAAAACAAGCAACTGTAAAGTCGCCAGCAGTAGTTATAGATGCTGCTAATACAATTGAACTAGGTAAAGGCGCTATAGAAAAACTGGTACTCGGTGATAGTTTTATGGCACTGTTTAATGCACATACACATATTGGTAATCTTGGTGCACCAACTACACCTCCTGTATTACCTATGACACCTGCTCAATTAAGTCAAAAACCCAAAGTAACTACAAAATAATATGCTACTTATTACACTAACACTTACATTAAGTTAAAAAACCAAAGTAAAGACAAGATAATATGCCACTTATTACACCAACACTTGCATTAGACCTTGCTGCAGCTTTTAAGCAATTAGAACCTACGCTCAAAGCAGATCTTTATTCACATTTATTAGCGCCAGTCTCAGGGACTAAAAGTCTTTATGAGTCGCAGCAGGAAATTGATACATGGATACGAGCAAATCAACAACAGGCTGGACTTGACGTTGAATCTTATAAAAAACGGTTATGGACTGAAGTTGCAAAAGACTGGGCTGATTCGCTTTCAGATCACATTTCAAGAGATGTTTCTAATAATATGGCAGCAATATTAGCACCTCTGATTGCAGATATCATTGACAGTCATCTTAAAAAGGCATCTATCTATATTACATTACCAATCGGTACAGTAACTATAGGTGCTGGAGTATCTGCTGTACCTAATCCTGTTCCAATTGAATTAACATTTGATCCATTAGATCCTATAAAAATGGGAGGTATCAAATAACTGTCAATATATACTATGATAGTATATTTCAAACTCTTAATATAATAAACATGCTAAATGATAATCAAATCTGGGAACAGGTTGAAGCAGAACAAAAAACATTAAAAAGAATACCTAATAAAAAAATTAAAACCAATCTAGGAGATACAGTTTTTTATTATGGTTCAGATGCACAAGAAAAGTATAACTTGTACGAGAGCAAATCATCACACTACACAGAACCTGTAAAAGGTACATTAGTTGAAGCACAACTCGTAAGCATAAGCGACAATAACGCAGTATTTGATATAGGATATAGAGAATATGCCTATATGGATCTCAATAAAGAATCTTCAGAATACAGAGAATTATTTAAAGAAGGTACAAGACTTTCTGTTAAGATTAGCGCAAGCAACACACGTGATTTTATCTCAGTTTCATTTACAGACAGTGTAAACGAAATGAAAATGAAAGAATTGGTAGAGTCAATCGGCCAACCGGTAGCTTATATGGCGACTGTTAACGAATTGGTATCTGCAGGTTACATGCTTAATATTGATGGTGTTACAGTGTTTATGCCAGGTTCACTTGCAGGTCTAAATAAATTACAAGATTTTACTACTCTTCTTGGTAAAGAACTTCCTGTTATGGTTGTCAACTATTCAAAAGAAAAGAATACACTTGTTGTTTCACATAGACAATATTTACACTCATTAATTCCGGCTGCTATTGAAAACATCAAAGAAAATCCAGCCCAATTAAATACAGGATTCGTAACAGGTACTACACCTTATGGAGTATTCTGTGAATTCAACCAATGTTTAACTGGTATGATTCACAGTAGTGATTTGACAGATGAATTAAAAGAGAGACACAAGAATGGTTTAATTAAGCCGGGTGATTCACTTGAATTCTACATAAAAGAAATAATCACTAACTTTAAGATTATTCTTACTCAGTTTTATAAAGAAAGCCCGTGGGAAGCTGCAGAAGATAAATACAAACCTTCAGCTATCGTTCAAGGTAAAGTTACAAGTATAAAAGAGTACGGTGCATTTATTGAACTGGAACCTGGTATATCCGGACTTTTACATATTAGTGAACTAGATAAAAAAGTTACAAAAGAAGGAGACATTATCAATATACGTATTAATAGAATTGATAAGATTAACAAGAAGGTTTATTTAAACGGTATAAAATAAAATACATTTAGAAATATAAAGAAAGGGGTTTGCAGCCCCTTTCTTTTTTCCCCTAAAACCCGTTTTAGAATTTGAATTTTATTGATATATAAATAAAAGTAAACTATAAATTGAAATCATTTATCTATAAATTAATAGACCCTAGAGATAATCAAATAAGATATATCGGTAAAACAAATCAGTCTAGTATTAACAGAAGATTGACAGGCCATATAAGATCTTCTATTATTAGAAATAGGACTAAAAAAGAAAAATGGATAAATTCTTTAATTAAAATGGAATTAAAACCTATTATCCAAGTCATAGAGGAGTGTGACCATAGTATATGGGAACAGAGAGAGATATACTGGATAGATTTTTATAAAAATGAAAATTTAACGAATCTTACTGAAGGCGGCGAAGGTGTAAAAGACAATCAAGGCGAAAAGAATGGTATGTATGGCAAAAGACACAAAGACACGTCTAAGACAAAAATGAGAGAGCGTGCTAATCTTAGAACAGGTATAAAAAATTCTAGAGCTAGAAAAATATATCAATTTGATATATCCGGTTGTTTTGTAAAAGAATGGTTATACTGTAAAGAAGTTGCAGATTTTTATAATTTATCTAGAGGTAATTTGTCTGCAGCAGCATCACATAATACACGATATGTATATAGTGAAGATAAATTTTTAAAGATTTTAGGAGGGTTTATCTTTTCATTTATTTATGTTGATAGAATAGAAAATGTAAATATCCATGTAAACGCAAAAAGATTTATTTTATAGATTCTGCTGATTTTACTTTTCAATATATACCTAAAATATCAGCCCGATCATGTTGTTAAATGAACAGACACTTAATGTTTTATTGAATTCCAAAATAGGCTACGAGTATGAATTCTATTCAAATTACAGCCCAGAAGAAACCGGCGAAAAACTTTCTAAATATCTAGATAAAAAGATATCTGTATTCGACGAGTCACATAATGACTTTAAGGTAACAACGGACCATTACAAAATCGAAAAAGATTATTCAGGTGGTAAAAAACTCATAGAACTAGTTACTGCTGCATTACCATATCAAGAGGCCAGAATTACTTTGATAAAAGTTCTTAAATGGATAAAAGAAAATGGTAATACAAATAGTAGATGTGGTCTCCACTTTAATATATCATTTAATGATAAACTTGGCTCAAGTTTTCTTGTAAGATTAAACAGACTTAAATTTATTCTAGATTTTGACGAAGACAAGATCTTCAAAGATTATCCTGATCGTAAAAATTCAGTGTATGCAAAATCTATTAAATATGTTATACCTGTAGATAAACTTAGTTTTGAAACAGCAAAGAATGTTAATCAGAATGACTTTATTTTCCCAACCGAAAAGTATTACGGTGTGAATTTTTTAAAACTTGAAAAGAATTATCTTGAATTTAGATATCTCGGTGGAGATGGTTATGAAACCAAAACTGATAAGTTATTAGCAACACAGGATCTTTTTATTGAGTCACTTTATAAGGCAGCTGCTAATCCAGCTTTCAGCCAAGATGACAAAAAGAAATTAAATAAAATACTCAATAAACATAAAAATGTAATTGAGGCATACGCATCATTTGATAAATTCAAAGAAAACTTTCCTAATATCGGTTTACTTGTAAACATGGATACTGATGATAGAAATATAGATACATTCTGGTCTAAAATCAGAGAGAGGATATTTGAACTTTTAACAGAAGGTGGTTTAACAAAGGGTGTAATTAATTATGACTCTGATTCTGGAAAAATGCAGGTTAAAGACGCAGATTTTCAAAATTCATTTAAACTTGAAGGAATTGATATAGTTGACTGTACTAAAGTCAGAGGCATAGTAAATAAATGTGACGTATTTAATTCAAGTCTAGAAGGCGCTGAAGTCTATGAGTCTAATTTATTCGATAATTGCAAAACACTTAATAGTAAACTTAAAGATTGTTATGTCAATAGGACTTCAGTCTTGGTAGATTCTTACTTCTGTGGTAATAATGGTGTAATGAATGGTAGCATGAAAGGTGGAATATTCAGAGAAGGTAAAATTACTGATATGTCTAAATTCGATGGTACTGAAGTAGTTGAATATGAAAAAATAATTCCAGGTGTAAATGCCAAGTATTAATGACGAATTAGCCGCAAATGCCGGTAGATGTTTAGACCAATTGATAGCAAATGTCAATTCTGAACTTACCAGTGCATGTATGATTCCTATTACTATTCCTAAAAAGGAAATGGTGAGAATTGTAACTGAAGCTAAAAAATGGTTCTATAAGAATTATGAGGATTCAGTACAAGAAGGTTATTACGTTGTTCCAGTAGCGGCGTTTCAGACAGATCTATTTAAAGCATCTCGTGAAATACCTTTACCTGGACCAAGAGCAGATGGTTCAAAATCAGTCATCAGCGTTAATGAATTAAATCAGGCCGGTGAAATGATGGTCGGTGCAGGTAATAATGGCTTCAGTATGGATGCCGATTTTACTCTGGATAAATTTATATTTGCAAATGCATATGCACTTGGTGGAGGTACAACCGTTCTCGGTGAAAACCTCATGTATTATGTAGCCAATGAAAACCTTTTCGATATGGCTAGACAGGTACTTAATTCAAAAGTATCCTTTAACTATAACAGATTAAATAGAACACTTAAGATTCAGGGTGAAACACCTAAACGGAATTGCATATTAAGTGTTTATGAAACTATATCAGACTGTGCTTTATATACAGATGAGATTTTCCACAGATACGTTGTGGCAAAATGTAAAACTCAACTGGGCACTATGTTGATGACTTTTAGTTATCAAATGCCGGGTAACGTTACTCTCAATGCTGACATGATCAGAGATGCTGGTCAGGAAGAACTTGATGGAATCAAGGAAGAGATTAAAGGAGACGAAGGAGTAGATTACTTTTTGACCTCATAAATTATGGCTGACATTTATACTAGAATACAAGGCGATCCAAATTTCGTACCAGATAAGATTGAAATTACAGAAGATCTGGAGTACATGTTAATTCAAATTGAATTGATTTTGTTTACAAGGCAACAAGATGTTTTAGGTGAACCTGGGTTTGGTGGCGATCTAGAAGATCTTATTTTTAGCACAAACATGTCCGGTAGTCTTATAGAAGGTGTAATTAGAGATCAGATTACGCAGTACATTCCTCTTGCGAATACATATAACGTAGATACTAAATGTGAGTTCTACAAGGGTGTGGACAGAGACACTGCAGTTCTTGATATTTCGATAGATGGTACTACTGCAATCGGTTTACTTTTTGCATAAATAAGAAATCTAATAAATGGCTACAATAAAAAATAATTTTAAGTTCTTAAGTAAAGCAAGAGTACTGGGTGAACAAATCTATGATGATTCTGTTGCATTTTTAACAAATGCTTATCAGAACTCTTCAAAGATATTTACAACAGCTTCTCCATTCGGACAGTTACTTAGAGTTATGAGTAATATTGGTGAATTGATAATGTACTACATTACTGATTCTACTACAGAGAATAATATAATCACTGCAAATAACCTGGAATCAATTTATGGTTTAGCTGCACTAACTGGTCACAATCCTTCTAGACCGACTTCGGCGATGGGTGAAATAAGACTAAAGTTTAAGCCGGGTAAACAGGCTAGTTTTCCGGGACCATATATCCTTGTACCGAATAAGATGTTGTTAAGATGTAAAAGTAACGGAGTTAAATATACTTTACAATTCAGCGGTGATTATATTCGTGTAGAAAAAGACAACGTTAACTTTACGTATGCTGCTATTACACAAGGTGTATTTGAGTCACAGCGTGTAATAGGTACAGGTAATTCACTTCAATCATTTAATATCAACACACCTGGTCTAGTAGATAATAATAATGTAAAAGTTTATGTTAATAGTGAACTTTGGCAAATATACGATTCATTATATGATATGAGTCTTAGTACAAAGGGTGT